GAGGAAGGAGCCAACACCACAACTGACATCGCACCGTCCGGGTCAGAGGACGGTCGCGACGAGCGCACAGCCCCGGCCAACCGTGATGACTGGCACACCATCCCCTCCCGGGTCGAGCCCCGGGTTTCGCCCGAGCGCATCGACCACCTGGAGGGCCAGATCCGCTCGCTGTCGCTGGCCGACCAGGACTCGCTCCGCAAGATCGCCAAGGCGCTGCACATGCCGAACCTGCGGGGCCCGCTGTTCACCATCCGGGACGCGGCCCTGTTGCACCGGCTGATCGCCGAGCTGCGGCCCGAGCCCGAAGACGAAGAAGAACCGGATCCGGGCCGGCCGTTCGAGGAGGAGGAATGACCTCTCGTAAGTGCGCGGCCCCTGGTTGCTCGCAACGGTTTGAGCCCCGCCCTAATGGTCGACCTCGGCTTTACTGCTCAAAGGCCTGTCGCGACATGGCCGGGCGGCGACGCCGCCGTCAGCTCCGGCCTTACTTCATGTCCAGCACCGACGAATGGTCGACACCTGCCGACCTGTTCGCTCGTCTGAACGCCGAGCACCATTTCACCTTGGACGTCTGCGCCAATGCCGACAACGCCAAGTGTGAGCGCTATTTCAGCCGGGCTGATGACGCCCTGGCCCAGATCTGGCAGGGCGTGTGCTGGATGAACCCACCCTATGGGCGCGACATCGACCGCTGGGTGGCCAAGGCGTACGACTCAGCTAGGGCCGGCGCCACCGTCGTCTGCCTCGTTCCGGCCCGGACTGATACGGCCTGGTGGCAGCGCTTCATACCACTTGGCGAGGTCACCTTCGTTGCCGGCCGAATCAAGTTCAACGGGTCCGGGTCGGCTCCCTTTCCGTCGGCGGTCGTCGTCTTTCAGCGTGGCTTTCAGCGCGATGGGGAGTGCGTCGAAACCCGCGTCGAAACGGCGACATTGGCATGACCCCGCGACGGTTTCAGGCTGGCTGGGAACATCGCATTCCTGGTCCAGTTTTCACCCGGGAATACCGGGTCGTGCCCGGTGAGAAGGGGAGCGACGACCTGCGTCTGGACTGGCGGATCGTCACCCAGTGGCAGCGGGTCTGCCTGGACGACATCGCCGTCACCGTGGACCAGGTTTATGAGAACGAGGAACGGCTTTACCCGCCACCGGAATACAAGGGCGGCGGCAAAGTCACCGCCTTCGTCCTGGGGGCTATCCAGCGCGGTTACGCCTACGCCTGTAACCACCTCTACGTCGAACGCCAACACAAGCGGGAGGCATCATGACCGCCCTCACGCTGGTGGCCGACCTCCACCGGCTGGAACCAGGATGGATCGCCTGGCGCTGCCCCATCATCGAGGCCGACGTCCACCAGGTCGGCGGGGTGGTGAGCGCCATCTTCGACCGGGAGCTGTACGACCACGACACCGGCGAGGTGGAGGTCGTCCGCTTCTACCGCTGCCTCAACTACTTCCGTAAGGTCGACGACGGCCACTTCGCCCAGACGCTGACCGGCGCCGAGATCAGCCTGCCCGAGGGCGTGGCCCCGCCTGATCGGGCGTTGATCCGCCGGCTGATAAGGCGGATCTATGCCCACGGAGCGGCCCGGATCAAGGGCGACTTCACCCGGACCGACATCGACCTGCACGACGAGGCCACCCGGCTCTTGGCGGTCATCCGGTGAGCGGCTGGCTGCTCGTGGCCGTGGTCATCGCGGTCCTGGTCCTGCTCGGCTCGGCCTTGAAGACCATCGGCCGGCCATGACCCGGCCGGCCAACCTGTTCAAGCTCACCCCGGAGCTGAAGGCCGCCATCACCCGCCACCCGGCTGCGTGTCGTCAAACCGGCGCCGGGACGGCGGTCACGGCAGCGCCAGCGGAAAACGTGAGCCGGTCGGGGAAGTCCGGCAAGCGGCCCCGCTGGCGCTGCCACCAATGTCGGGAGGGATTCAGCGCCTGGGCCGCGGCCGAGCGTCACCGCCACCGCAACCCCTACGGCGGTGACGTCGGGCGGCTGGAGCTGGTGATGAAATGACCACGATCAAGAAGAACCAGTCGAAGCCGGTTCGCCTCAGCCTGGAGCAGGCCCTCGGCATCGTCTTTCTGGTCGAGGACCTGGCCGGGCGCAAGCTGACCGCGGCCGAGGACGCCATCCTGATGCCTCTGGCCGAGCAGGTCCAGCTGATCCACGCCCAGATGGAGGCCGAGTACCACCCCGAGACGCCGGCCCGGGATATCCCGATTCGGCTCCGATCTGTGGATAAGTCGCGATGAGGCCGCGGGGAAAGCGCGGAGGCGAATCGGGCCTCAGTGCCGCCCGGCTCAGCCGGGACCGGCGGCCTGAGGTTACCGGCGTTGTCAAGAGGGTGGTGACGCCGGTCACCACTTTTCCGCCTGCTGCCACCGCAGAAGAGAAGGAGACGGCAAAACCGTGGATACGTCAGGCACGCGCCAGCCTCAAACTCGCCGCCGATGCGCGGTCTGCCCGGTCGTCTTTGAGGGCCGTTCCGACAAGCTCTACTGCTCCGATGCTTGTCGCTCAAAGGCCCGACGAAATCGCCTAGCCGTAACGAAAAACGTCACAGCTAGGGGCGCAGTTCAATCCGTCCTCAGAGGTACGAATGGCGTTCTCCTCGCCGCTGTGGCGCAACTCGGTTACCTGGGCAAACCCGACGACACCGTGCTCGACCTGACCTATGGCAACGGATTCTGGTGGACGCGGTACCGGCCCGAGTTTCTGATAATCGGAGTGGGCGACTTTCGTGACCGGCCGGAAGTTGACGGCTCGGTCCCAGTGGTGTGCTTCGACCCGCCGTACATCTCAACCGGGAGTCGGGATAAGTCGACGGTTGAATCGTTCTACAAGCGCTACGGCCTGGGCGAGGTCAAGGGTTGGCGGGCTGTTCGGGCTGTCATCGACGACGGCCTGGCCGAGTGTGCGCGGGTGCTGGCACCGGGCGGCCACCTGCTGGTCAAGTGCATGGACTACGTCGAAGGCGGCCACAAAGTCTGGAACACCTTCCACGTTGTCGACCAGGCCAAAGAACTGGGGCTGCGATTAGTCGACCGTTTCATCCATCTGAACGGCGGTGGTCCGCAACCACTGACGAACCTGGATGGGTCGCCCCGAGAGTGGCAACACGCCAAGGAGGTGTCGTCGATGTTGCTCATATTCACCAAGTGAGTCGGTCTTCGCAGTCGGGCAGAAGGGGTGAGCGAGACGCCAGGTCACTTCTTGCCCGGGAGGGATGCTGGAAGCTTGACGACAAAAAGCCGTATGCATTTGGCCACCGGCTCGACATAGGAGCCATTTACATCCCGACTGGGGAGGAATGGCTTATGGAGATCAAGGTCTGGGAAACGATCTCCGGGCGGGACAATGTCAAGAAGGCGATTGGCGACGCGTATGACCTGCGCCAGGCTGGCGAAACCCGGTTGATAATGCTGGTCCTTTCGGAGCACCTGGACGGGCTCCATGCCGAGATGCTCAAACGGGCCAGGCAGTGTGGGGCGATCAACGACATTCGCATCATGGGCATGTGGAGTAACTACACATGAAGCGACCCCAGCAGCGTGCCAAACAGGACAGGGATGGCAAGCCGGTCTATCTCGCCGACCGGGACCAGGATCTGGTCTTCGCCCTGGAGGACTTCGACGGCACCACGCCCGGCACGACCGACAACTGTGTGATCGTCCATACCTGTAAACGTCAGCTCGGTGCCATTGCGGCCGAGGTCGGGCGCTCGACGTCGTATGTCGAGTTCGACAAGTTCTTCATCCGCTACAGGACGCTGGGACTGGCCAAGGTGTCCACCATCGCCTTCGACGTCGGTGCGCTGCTCGAGCGAACAGGCGGCAGGGTCACACTCGGCCGGATTCCGGCCAGTGGTCGCAAACCCCGGGTGGCCGGTGTCGTCGGTGGTTCGGGCAAGGGCAACCCGTCCAAAGCGCAGATCGACAATCCATTACTTCGCCCTCGCATTTCGTGACATTTCAGTCCGCCGAGAACGCTCACTATGACAAGTAGCGATCCGTACGCCTCATCGTTGTATCGATCCAACCGCCGGCTGGTGCTCGAACGTGACGGCTACCGATGCCAGATCAGGGCGCCGGGCTGTACCACCATTGCCACCACGGCCGACCACGTGCGGCCACTGGCCGCCGGTGGCAGCCATGACCTGGCCAACCTGCGCGCTGCCTGCCGGCACTGCAACTCGATCGGCGGGGCGATCATCGTGAACCGGATGAAGGCAGCCCGACGAGCCGGCCGGGCCTCTCGCCGGTGGTGAGCCGACCCGGGGGCCTGTTTCCTGAGCCGGCGGCTCGCCTCATCACGAACGCAGTCGTTTTTACGACGAAAAACGAGGGGGGGACGGTAACCAGGGACAAAACTGGGAGGCGATGAGCGGACGGGGTCGGAACGCGGCGGCATTCGAGCGAACGGTGGCGGCGCTCAGAAACGTGGGCCGGATCGAGCCGGCCGACGCCGCTTTGGTCGCGGTCGGCCGCACGCTGGCGGCCAAGCTGGACAACCCCGACGAGACGGTGACCCAGATCGCCTACGGCTACCTGTCCGTGCTCCGCCAGCTGCGCCCGGAGGTGGTGACTGAAACCCGCGACGACGACCTCTCCGCCTTCCTTGCAGTCCTGTCGACCCAGATGGGCGACGCCACGGAGTCCTGAGCGGGCCACCACCGGCCGGCGCCTGGCCGGGCTGGCCGCGGTGATCGGCCAGCCGTTCATGCCCTGGCAGGCCCAGGTGGCCAACGTGGCCGGCGAGCTGCTCGCCGACGGCCGCCCGGCTTACCGGGAGGTCAGGGTGACCGTGCCCCGCCAATCTGGCAAGACCACCCTCATCCTGGTGATCGAGGTCGACCGCTCGCTCAACTGGGGCCAGAACCAGCGCTCGCTGTATGCCGCCCAGGACCGCAACAACTCGAGGGCCAAGTGGGAGGAGCAGATCGACCTGTTGCGACAGACGCCGCTCGGCCGGCTGCTCGCCGTCCGCCGCCAGGCCGGGGCCGAGCGGATGCTGTGGAAGGGCACCGGCTCGACGGTGGGTATCACGGCCTCGGGCGAGGCGTCGGGCCACGGCCAGACGCTCGACCTGGCCGTGATCGACGAGGCCTTCGCCCAGCGCGACGAGCGGCTGATGCAGGCCTTCCGGCCGGCCCAGGTGACCCGGCCGAACGCCCAGATCTGGGTGGTGTCGACCATGGGCGGCGAGGAGTCGCTGTTCCTGCACGACCGGGTCGACGACGGCCGGGCCCGGGTCGAGGCGGGCGAGCGCCAGGGCGTGTGCTACTTCGAGTGGTCGGCCGGTGACGACGACGACCCCGACGATCCCGCCACCTGGTGGGGTTGCATGCCCGCCCTCGGCCGGACGGTGACCGAGGAGGTCATCAAGGCCGACCACGACGCCATGGAGCCCTCGGAGTTCTCCCGGGCCTACCTGAACCGCCGGGCGTCCCACGGCCGGCCGGTCATCGACGCCCTGACCTGGGCCGGCTGCCGGGAGCCGCACAGCCAGATCCGGGGCCTGCCCTGCTTCGCCCTGGACGTGACCCCGGACCGCTCGGCCGCGGCCATCGCCGTCAGTGGCTGGCGCGATGATCGCCGCCGGCACATCGAGGTGGTCGACCACCGTCCCTCCACCGAGTGGGTGGTCGACCGCCTCCGTGAGCTCGAGCGGCGCTGGCACCCCCTGCCGGTGGTCCTCGACCCGGCCAGCCCGGCCGGCTCCCTGCTGCTCGAGCTGGCCGCGGCCGGGGTGGCCACCACCGTGGTCAACACCCGGGAGTACGGCCAGGCCTGCGGGGCCTTCTTCGACGCCGTGGTGGCGGGGGCGGTGGCCCACCTCGACCAGCCGGTGCTCAATACCGCCGTGGCCGCGGCCCGCAAGCGGGTGTTAGGGGATTCGTATGCGTGGGCTAGGAAAACTGGCGGCGATATCAGTCCGCTCGTTGCCGTAACTCTCGCTGCCTGGGGGCTACAAAAAGCTGGGCAAGGCAGCCCTCAGATCCTGTAACGCAGTGGCTGTACCAAGCGTTAGACGTGGCGATGGCGGACAAAGACGTTGCGAAGGCCAGGGAAGCATCACGGCGATGGAAGAGGGCCAATCCTGAGAAGGTTCGGGCGCAGAAGCAACGCTGGGAAGCCAGTAATCCTGAGAAGGTTCGGGCGCAGAAGCGACGCTCTAGAGCAAAGAATCCTCCGACCGAAGAGCAGCGTGCCCGGGCACGCGAGGCAGGCCGACGATGGAGGGCGAAGAATCCTCTAACTCAAGAAGAGCGTGCCGCGAAGAAGGAAAGGGACCGTCAATACCGGGAACGGAATATCGAAACCATTCAGGCGAGGAAGGCGTCCTACCGGGAGCGGGAGGGAGAGAATCTGGCTGCGGCCCAGCGGGCTCGATATCGGCGGGACATCGAGTCATGGCGCGAACGGCGAGCTGAGCGGTACTGGGCGAATCCGGAGGCCGCCCGTGTCGCCACCCGTAAATGGGCAGAGGAGAACCCCGATAAAGCACGGGATAGTGCTCGGCGGTCACGGAAAGCGAACCCCGAGGGAGCGAGAGAACGACGTCGCCGCTACAGGGCCAGGAAACGGGGGGTCGCCTTTGAAGCCTGGACTACCGTCGAGATCCTTGAGCGGGACGGCTGGGAATGCCAGATTGATGATTGTCGCTGTCCGGGCGGTCGTGTTATTGATCCCTCGGCCCAGCCGCACTCGTTATGGGAAGGAGTAGCGGACCATATCCAGCCGGTCTCCAAAGGCGGCGAGGACACAGCGGCCAATCTTCAAGCCGCTCACCGGTCATGTAACTGTGCCAAGGGCACCCGGTGGCAGGACGGATAACGGCAGATCCCCGGGTCCTTTGATTAGTTTGGCAAACTACTGGCCGGTGGCAGTCCAGCTGCTGGGC